GTCAGTAACAGCACCAAAGGCAGTTGTTGACACAACAATTACTTTCCCAGGAACTGCTCCTGCTGCAGTTATCTTTAAGGCAGGTTCTGGATTTGTTACAAATTACGACGGATCTCTATATCGTTTTGTATTGAATGAAGATAGGAGAGCACCCGTTGTCAATGGTGTTGCAACGTTTGAGGATCTTGAGATTTATGAAGGATCTTTTATCACTACAAGAACAGTTGTCAACACAACTCTAAAAGATCAAAAATTTACAATTAATAATCCATCGGTAGATCTAAGCACTCTAAACATTAGAGTCTATCAGTCAGCAAACTCAAATGTATTTGAAGAGTATCAAGTTTCTGACAATATCTTAGATATTGGTGCCGAAGACCAAGTATACTTCATCAGTGAAGTTGAAGATGAAAGATACGAGGTATTCTTTGGTGATGGTATTATTGGCAAAAAGTTAGACAATAATCAAGTCGTAGAGATTACTTATATTGTTACCAATGGTGCAGTAACAAATGGTGCCAAAACTTTTAATTTTAATGGTCAAGTAACTGATAGTGATGAAATTAATATTAATGTACCATTTAATGTAGCAATTACAACTGTTGATAAGGCAAGTGGTGGTGCTGACATTGAAAGCATTGCAAAAATTAAATATAATGCTCCCAAATTCTACAGTTCACAGAATAGAGCAGTAACTGCAAATGATTATTCTGCTATTGTAAGAAATCTTTACCCAGCAGTCAGTGACATTATTGTTTTTGGTGGAGAAGATCAAGAACCTCCTGCATATGGAAAAGTCTTTATTGCAGTGAAACCAACTGAAGCATCAAGTCTTTCTTCATACACAAAAACAGAATTAAAGAAAGAACTCAGAAAGTATACTGTTGCATCTATTCAACCTGAGTTCGTTGATCCTTCAATTCTTTATATTGAGATTGATAGTTCAATTTATTTTGATGGATCCAAAACAACGTTACTTCCTGCTCAAGTAGCAGCGAAGGTATCTTCTGGTATTTCGGAATACTTGAATACTTCCCTAACAGAGAAGTTCAATGGCAAGTTTCGTTATAGTAAATTTGTTGGTGTAATTGATGGTGCTGATCGTGCCATCAACTCAAATAGCACCACAATCACAATGAGGAAGGATTTCTATGCACAAATCAATTCCACCTCATATTATGAGATTTGTTATCAGAATCCATTCCTAGAAGATTGCGATAAACCCGTTGTTTCTTCTACTGGAATGACGGTCTTTGAGTACCCAGAATACACGACCTATCTTGAGGATAGATCTGGCAAAATGGTCCTATATAGACTAGATCCCACGACTGGAGAAAAAATTCTCCTGAATGATTCTATTGGTGATATTGATTATGCCAAGGGTGAAATTATGTTATATGACTTCACTATCCTAAAAGGTTCATTCTCAGACAACCGCGTTGAACTAAGAGTCAAACCTGCAAATAAAGATATTGAAGTAAAGCGTGAGGTATATCTGGATGTTGATATATCAAAGAGTAAATTTGTAGCATACAAAGAGTAGTAGTAGATGCTTAAGACTGCTAATAAAATCTCATTTCTAGTTGAGTCCCAACTACCAGACTTCATTAATGAAGAGTATGAACTTTTTAGTAAGTTTATACAGAAATACTATGAGCAGTTAGAAATCCAAGGTCAACCCTTGGATATCATTTCTAATATTCAAACATATCGTAATATTGATTTCTACGAGAAGAATATTCTCAAGCAATCAACAACATTGACTGGATTTATTCAGAAGACCGATAATACTATTACAGTTGATGATGCAACATCATTTCCAAAGAATGGTGGGTATATCAAAATTGATGATGAAATTTGTTTCTACCATCAAAGAACAGATACACAGTTTTTAGAAGTTAGTCGCGGTGTAAGTGGAAACACCACTATTGGTGATTTATATACAGAAAGTAATTTTATCACCACTCAGTCTGCTGATCATGTTGCTGGATCAACAGTACAAAATATCAGCAACTTATTTTTGTATGCTTTCATCAAAAGTTTTGAAAGTCAGTACCTAGCAGATTTCCCCGAAGAATATCTCAAAAAAGATATTGATAAAAGAACGTTAATTAAAAATATCGGATCGTTCTACAGGTCAAAAGGTACAGATAGTTCTATTAAATTTTTATTTAAAGCATTAATTGAATCTGATCCAGAACCAGAGATTTCATATCCAAAAGATTTCACACTGAAGTCTTCGGATTCAAACTGGATTAATGTATATGCACTGAAAGTAAAAGTTCTTTCTGGCACAGTAGAAGATCTAATCGGAAAGACAATCGTTCAGGATGTAGTTGGCAACTATGCCGCTGCTGTTGTTGATAACGTTAGATATGCTGGAAGATTTGATGGTGAAGATCTTTATGAGTTAATTCTGTCAGAGCAATCAGTAAACGGAACATTCTCTATTGCTGCTAGAACCAAACTTACAGAACAAGTTGATGCTTCTGTTGTTTCTGGTGACAGAATCAATGTCTTCTCAACAATGGCATGGAAGAAGTCTGGTGAATTTAAGATTGGAACAGAGACTTTTACATTTGAAGACAAGAATGTAAATCAGTTTATCCTCAAGTCCAGAACAGGAACTGGCACACACCCTGTAGGATCGTCTGTAACCTATGGTGCCAACGTTTCTGGTGCAGGTGTGACTATGCTGGTTTATGGCGTCTTGTACGCCACGGAAACCGCCTCTCAGCACCCATATTCAAATCCTGGTGATAGGTTAGAGATTTCAGAACCAGGATTCTTGACAAATGATGTCAAAATCTTTGACGCACAAAATAATCTGAGGTGGAAGACTACTTCGTCCATTCCATTCTCATCAAATCAGGCTGGTGTTGCAGCATCTATCGCAGATTTAAATTCCAATGTATCTGCAATCTTTGAAGACGGTGAAGGATACTATATCACTTCGTCTGGATTCCCCTCTCATGATATCATTTCTGCCTCTGCTACTGTTCCTGCAGATGTTCAGGATCAGAAGTTACTTAGAATCATTAGAAAGAATCCAATCTCAACAACTGAGATTTATGAGACTAAGTATAGAGATGTTGGTATTGCTACGAATGGTATTCCATTTTTAAGTTACAAGGACGAAGAAGTTATTCTAAATGGTCCTATTCAGAAAATTAACGTAACTGCTAGAGGAAGAGGATACCAGAAAGAACCATTTGTTCTTATTGATGGAATTGCAAATCTTGCAAGGACTAGACTTGCTGGTCAGGTTGTTGAGTCTGTTATTGTTGATACCCCAGGCAACTATGCAGCAACTCCTACTGTGGAGATCGTTTCTGGTAGAAATGCAAAGGCAACTGCTGTTGTTACCAACGGAGAAATCACCAGTATTGTTGTTGATGATGCAGGTGAGTTTTATTCCTCACCACCAGAAGTAAGAATTACTGACAATGCAGGCAAGGGACGTTTTGCTGATTATGTCGCTGAGATTGCAACTTCTGGTGAAATTACTGGATTTACAAAAGTCAGTGGTGGTAGTTTCTACACACAGGAGAATGTAGTTGTAGATATTATTGCTGTTGGTTCTGGTGCATCTGCTACTGCCGACATTAAAGTGTGGAGAAAAGATAGGTATAATCGGTTTTCTTCCGTTTTAGACTCGGAAAATGGACATTTCTTTACAAACTTTATTCCATCACGTGGAACTGGTTATGCTTACTATGCAGCACCAACAACACTGAGAGCAGGTGACAGCGGATCTTCCCACTCCCCTATTCTTGGATTTGCTTATGATGGCAATCCCATTTATGGTCCTTATGGTTTTTCAGATGCTCTAGATCCATCTAGTTCTGTTGTCAGAATGACAACGAGCTACACTAAGAACATTTCTAGAAATAACGGTCCCAATACGATTACGTATCCATTAGGAACATTTATCAATGATTATACTTACAATGATAGATCTGGTTCTCTAGATCAGAACAACGGTAGATTTTGTGTTACACCAGAGTTTCCACAGGGAACCTATGCATATTTCATGACTGTCAGTGCTACTAACGTCCCTGAGTTTCCTTACATTCTTGGTGAAAACTACTATTCCCTACCACTAGACTCTAATTACAATTCTTCAATCTCACAGGATGATTTACCAGTAAATGCAAATCGTCTGAGAACAAGTGATATTGACAAAAATGGTGACCTGACAATCGCTGTTATTGAAGATGTTGTCAGAGGAAGTGTGTCTTCTGCAACAGTATCAGATAGTACATCTGTATACTCTGTTGGATCTCAATTGATTATTGATGATGATCAAACTAGTGGATCTGGTGCTCAAGGCGAAGTTGCGTCTGTAAAAGGAAGACAGGTTAATGCCATTGAGTCCCAACAAAACAAGTGTCTTCTCATTGATCTTGTTAGAGACGCATATCTATTTGATGGCGACACGATTATTCAAACGGGAACAGGTGCTACTGGAGAAATTGTTGGTAATGTATTCACAGCAAATCAATTGGCAATCAGAAATGTTACTGGGTCTTTTGATTCTTCTCAAGTATTTTCATCAACAACATTAGTATTATCAATTCTACTTGATAAAGATTCTTCTTATACAAAAGGTGCTACTCTTTCCCTATCAGATGGTGTCAATGCACCAGTAGCGACTGGAGAGGTTCTAGAAGTTACCACTGCACAAAATACGGTAAAAGTTAAGGTTATAACTGGAGTATTTACTGTATCTGATGATCTTTTCCTCACAAGTTCTGATCTGATCAACACAACTGGTTCAAAAGCTCTTTCACTCACACCACTGAGTAAAGATCTCCCAATTTTCAGAATTACTGATAATGTAGCACTTCTAAGAACTGCTGATGCACATGGCGTTGGTGTCAATGAAAAAATTACTGTTGACATCAATCCAAATGATGCAACAACAAACACAACTTACTATGTAAGAAAGAGAGTATATCAAGAAGCAACCCTTGAAACCCCAGGTGTAGACAGGGTTCTCAGCGATGATGGAATTGGTAGAGTTGCCATTTTGAATGGTGGAGAAGATTACACACCAAACACATATACTGGTATTGCATTGTCTGGTGGAACTGGAAAAGATGCTGAGGCAACCATTGTTGTGTCTGCATCTGGATCTGTCACTAGTGTTACTATCACAGACAAGGGAACTGGATACTCCAAGTTTGATGTATTGACAGTTGGTGATGCTGCACTCACAAAAACCGATGCTACTACACCAAGATTGCAGATTAGCGTTGATCACATCGGATTCTCTATTCAGAATGCAGTATTGAATCTTGATAGTGGCATTGGTATCACTGCAAATGATTACTTAAGAATCGGCAGTGAAATCGTAAGAGTAATTTCAAGAACTGATAATGCTCTTACAGTAGAAAGAGCACAGTTGAATACCAGTGCAGTAGATCACTTTAATGGTGCTGCTGTTTCGGTTTATGATCCTGGATACAATCTAGCAACTGGATATCAGATTGGATCTGATGCAGCAGATGCTATTGTTCTATCATATGATCCAGCAACACAAAAAGCAGTGTTTGTTTATGACTATGCCCAAACATTATCATCAATTAATGAATTGTCACTAGGTTCTGTCTTCTTTGATCAGAGTGTTGACCAGAGACTGGTAAAAATTGTAAGCATTGGCGAACCACAACTCTTATTTGAATTCTCTGAAGATAACGTTACATTCACAAGAAATCCTGTTATTGACGTTAAGAAGTTCTACAAATACAGTTTTGATGTTTCACACTCTTCTATGAGTGGTGTTAATTTTGATATCTCCCCAAGCATCAATCTAAACTTAGTAACTCCAGAGAAAACTTCTTCTGGTAACATTGTTGACTTGAAGTTGGGATTTGGATCTAGAATTGTATCAAATAATTACACAACAAAAGTAGA